TCTGAGGATCCGCAGTGATCGCATGGGCCTTTGAACAGGACGGAGCTTTCGTTTTGTTCGGTCATAACAGCCTCGCGTTTTGGGGTTAAATCTAGGGGTGGCAGTTATTACCTGCGGGGCGGTCATGAACCTCTGTATCTGGGTACATCTGGTGGAGAAACTCAGTGAGATCTTGGAGAGCCTCGAGTTGCTCTGGGTTACGTGTGTTGAGACGTACACCCTCTTCATCAGTCCCGCCAACGATCCCGATAGCGACTGATCGATCATCGTAATCTCGGGAGTGGGAACCTACTGTAGCAACGTCGCGGCATAACTGAATGTCACCGTTGGTGATAATCAGGAAGTGATACCCGATCCCAAGTCGTCCCTGTCGGCAGTGGATAGTGTCAATGACGAGAGCATCGATATTCGCGCTGGGCTTAGTAAGCGTGTCACGAACGGCAATGAACCGGGTCGATGCCCGGTCCACTGTCTTAAACAAATCTGTACGTAGCATCTTAGAACAGAACGTACAGTCCATGTAGGGCGCCTAGGGGTGCCACCACGGTACCTACAAGAGCTACCCAGAACTCGGTGTTAACGACACCTCCGTGAGTTAGCAGCCAGATCAGGTTGGAAATCCAACCCGTGATCATAACGATGCAAACCACGGACCAAACTGCATTAGAAACGAAGATGGAGATTGAAGTAGCGATGTAGCTTTTCATGGAACTATTCCTCTAACCAAGCGCGTGGAATATGTTCCTTGGCGTACAAGAAATCATGCTTCTCGCACCACTTGGCGTATGTTGTTTTTGATGTTTTGGAGATCTTTGAGTTCGGATTGCTGAACACAAAACGAATATCCATGTCGGGGTGCTGCCGTTTAATCAGCAGGTGCTTCTGACGGTCTGCCGTGAGAAAGCGACCTTTGGTCTCAATGATGAGAGGTTTGGAGCGGGGGGTACCGTCTGGTCGAGTATCGATGATGAAGTCGGGTGTATACTTACTTATCCGTGCGGGTTTTTCGTACTCGAGCTTCTCGGTTTCAAACCCGAAGCCTACTCCTAATGACTGTAGGGCCGCAGCAGTCCGTTCTTCCAGACCACTGCGAAACCCACGTTTCAGTCCTACCTGTCGTGCAGAGACGCGACGTTTAGTAGTCGCCATCGCCTGCGTCGTCACCGTCATCCGCACCCTCGGACTGATCAGTGAAACCTTCAGAACCTTCTTCAGGTCCAGCGGTGTAACCTTCTTGAGCAGCGAAGCCCATCGACGAGGCATCAGGGCCGGTACCAGTTACGAGGTTCAGAATCTGAACACCCATCGGCTGCAGCGAGACACCTTTCTTACTACCCGAGTCCCACTCATAAGTCTCGAACGAAACGATCATCTTCGAGCCACCCCAAGGGTTCACGTCGATTGGTTTCAGAGCAGCGTCGAACTGTTTCGGGCGGCGGTCCCACAGTTCACCTTTCTTATTCGTGCGGTTCTTGACGCGCAGCTTGAAGACGACGTTACCGGTCTCTTCACCTTTATCGTCAGTCTCCATGTAGAACATAGTGTTCTCGGACTTCTTGGCGGGTTTGCCGGTGTGGGCCTTGTGGATAGCTTGCAGTTCTTCAATCAGATCCTCGGCGTCTACCAGAGGCACCGATACGTCGGCCTTGTAGATGCCTAGTTCATCGAACTTGGTGTCAGGTGATTTCAAGCGAGGGTATACAGCGATACCGGGGGCAGTAGAGAAGCGTTTATCAGCCATGAGGGTATTCCTTATGCGGCGGTGTAGTGACGCGCGACGAGCCACATTGGGATATCGCGGGAAGTGAGCTTGCCCTTTTGGGCTTTGTTGGTGAGGTCTCGGTGTTCAAACAGAGGTGCTAGTGGATCCATCTCGAAGTCCTTAGAAGGTGATTGTGAGTTGATCGCCGCGATAGAAGCGAGCCTGTACACCCTCGCTATCAGGCTCAAAGTCATAATTCCAACAAAGAGTACCTTCTCGAGTGATGCACAGTGTGTCGCCGGCATACTGAAGAACCAAATCTCCATCAGGATCGAGGTAGGCCTTCAGTTCGCCAAACGTTGTTTCGTCTTTGGGGATTGTGAACTTCATCAGTTTTCTTCCTTGTGCTTTAAGGCTGCGGTGAGGTTCTTCGCCATATAGGTGGCGTGTTCTTGGAGGAGATACATAGGGTTCATCTGGAAGTCCTCATAAAGTGATCATCACGGTGTCGCCCTTGTGGAAGCGTTGCTTCACGCCTTCCTCTTCAGGATTCCAATCGGAGTCGATGTAGTTGATGATACCGACTTCGGTGGACAGGCAGACGACAGTGTCCGAGCTATCCTTGATTACGAGGTCGCCATCCTTATCGATATAGGCAACGGTATCCTCTACTGAGCGGTCGTGACTTGCTTCAAACTTCATCAGTTGTTCTCCTTATATTCGATTGCGGCCTTGATCGCTTCACCGCGGGTTTCGTAAGATCCGTGAGAGACCCCATTGACGAGGACCGTGAACTTGGAGCCGAGACGTGAGACTTGAACCATTGGGATCTCCTTTGGCGTTTTGGGGTTAAATCTAGGGGTGGCAGTAATTGATCGAAGGGCTACTTTTTGGGAAGCCTTACGAAATCGTAAGTATTTAGGAAAAGAAAAACTGCGACTGCAGAACTTCGGTTACATCTAGAGAACCTGCTTTAGGCAACTCACGGATCTTCCCGAAGTCTTCTTCCTTCACATTCAGCAGTAGCTCCTGACGAAACGTCTCCAGATTGTCCCGACCTTCATACATTTCAACGAAGGCTGGTTTGATGCACTCCTCGACGAACACTGCCATATCCGCTGCATGTACACCGAAGCTGTCGTGGATCATCGCAAAGCTCATCCCACCGATCTCCAAGGCCTTGTTGATAGCACCGCGCATGTGACACGCATCAAGGCTGTGGATGTAGTTTGGAGACAATGACTGTGACATCTTACGAGCGTCCAGTTTGGAGGTCTTATTAACAATGCTACTGCGAACACGGCGACCTCCATCTAGGAAGGTGTTCACCTTCTCTGCATTCTCCTCGTACTTCGCTTGTTGGATTACGAAGCCATCTGGAGTTGTCCACTGGATAGGAGCTTCCTGCCCCTTAGAGGCAACACGAGCGGTCGCTGTGATCCAATCCATAGCTTCTCGAGCAGCAATCACGGTTTTAGCGATAGCGTCCCATACATGCTTGGCTACCAACGGGGTGATACGTATACGGATTTCCTTAAGATCCAACGGGAGTGCTTCCCCCTCTTCCACACGTTCACGATAGTGGTCGTTCACGTACTCCATGCAGGACGAGAAGGTACCCGCGTAGGGTACGATCATTACAGGACGCTTACAGAGGGAGCGTGTAATCCCCATCTGAACTGCAATCCTTGCTTCATCGGAAGTATCAGCTTCGAGTGTTGCCAAGGTTTTCTGAGCAACAGCGCCGTAGATATCCTGACGTTCGTCACAACCGGTCAGATTCACATGGAACCCACCTTCAGCATCCTTGAGAAGCGCTGAGAAGTGCTGCAGACCGGAACAGGTCGCATCGAAGTGAACAGGCATGTGTGATACATACCCGGTACCCTGTTCGCACAGACCAAGCCACTCCAAGGCACCACGTAGGGCCATGAAGGGTTCATCTGCCTTAAGCCACCGCAAGTCCGACTTGGGGTTCTGAGCAACCTCGATGAGCATGTCTTGATTGTCTTCAACCCAGTTCACACGTTCCTGCAGGGGCAACTTGTCCTGACCCCAAGCATTCGCAATGGCGATTGCAAGGTATGCCTCATGTTCAGGGGTTTCGATTGCCTTACCTTCCGCAAACTCCAAGAGGGACTTTACATAGTCGGTACCCTGAGGGTTCAGGAAGGCTACCTTAGGGTATGCACGACCGCGGCTATCGATGTCATACGGGAAGAAGATCTCCTCATACGCAGAGAAGCGCTGGGCGAGGGAGATAGTACGCAACACCGCAATCCGCTTAGAGATCATGCGGCGGTTCTTATCGTGAACCATGTAGCAGGTCTTCCGATACTCTGCAGCTACATCTTCATTCTCATCGACATTCCAAGGTGCCGGTGGGATCTCTGCAGGGTTCGCACTAGGCAGTCCTTTGACCTCAAGGTTATGACTGTAAACGTGGTTCAACACGTCAACCATCACAGGGTTCACACGCCATCCGGTCTCCTGCATTGCATTGATAGCTGAGAGGACAGGGTTCATGTCGCGGTTCTCGAGTTCACACAGATACTTGATCTTGGCGCCCTTCACGAAGCGATAGGGTTCGACATTATCGGTGAAGTAAGCACCTCCAACCAACGCTGTATTCGACCAAGGTTTCGGAGGTACAACCAGTGGGTAGAACACGGTGAATAGGTTCGCAGCTTTGTCCATACGATCCGCGAGGGTAGCGACCATCTCTTCCGTGAACGCCACGCAATCGATCGAACGTACACCCTCATACACCTTGAACTCCGTGATCAACCCGGTGGAGCGCTGGAAGATATCCAACAGGACCAACCCAAGGTTCAGGCGTTCCTTCTGGCCCCATCCTTCCGCTTGCCATTCCAGTTGTTGGGTCTGGAACTGTTTGACCATCAGTTCACGGCGGCGGCGGCGAGGGAGTTCACGCTTTTGGAAGTCCTTGATGATCTTCTTAAGCAGCGCCTTTCGGTTATCTTCGAAGTAACGCATACGGTGTTCATCGTGGATAGCCTGTGTACACGTCAAGACCACTCGAGTTTTACGTGCGGCCTTACCTTTACCAGACTTGGACAGGGTAAGTGTGGTGTTGATCAAGTGACGCAGAAATACGTAAGCCATCGTTGGGGTATCACCAAAGTCGTCGATCAGTTTCACAGCGCGTGGGCGGCGTCCTGCCTTTCCTGCTTTCTTTTCTTCGACCCATTCATCTAGTGCGGTCAGGAAGGTACTGTAGACGTGGTCTAGTACGCTGCGCCCAGCGTTGGTGTCTGCAAAATCGTCTCGTTCATCGGCCTTCTCGTGAATAGCGAAGTAACGAGCGCGGGTAGCATCACGCATCTCAGCTTCGAGAGCGATCTGTTCATCCATCTTAGAGTGACACATGAGGTAAATCCTTTTGGTGGTAACTCAAGGGGTGGCACTAATGTCCAAGCCCTTGGTTTTCCTTTAGTTTTGTCGAGGGGGAAGGTCTATAAGCCTTACGATTGCGGAGTGATATGCCATCAAAGCAATCTCCCTAGTTCAAAGATGTCAGTCGGCACAAGGTGGGCGTACCTCTGTGTCGTCTTGATGTTGGTGTGGCCCATCCACTTAGATACGCGGAAGAGGTCAGCACCGCGCTGCACCAATCGTGAGGCGCATGTGTGACGCATTGTGTACAACACGACGTCGTTCATGCCTAGGTGGTCAGCGGCCTTCCTGACGTGCGCCGAAAGGTCGTCTGAGCGGATCTGTCCGAAGGGGCGCTTGTCGCCGCGCTGCTTGCTCGCAAGGAAGGCATTTTTGGCGCGGTCGGTGAGGACCAGAGTGCGCTCGCCTTTCTTCCCGGTCTTGGTGCGCTTGATGTAGATCGCGGCCCTC